ATGGTTGCATCAATCACAACATTAGCAACACCACATAATGGTTCACAAGCAGCTGATAAGTTTGGAAATACAGAAGCTGTTAGAAAAATCATGTTCGCTTTAAATCGATTTATGGGTAACAAGTATTCGAATATCGATTTAGGATTAACGCAATGGGGCTTTAAACAATTACCAAATGAGAGTTACATTGACTATATAAAACGCGTTAGTAAAAGCAAAATTTGGACATCAGACGATAATGCTGCGTATGATTTAACGTTAAATGGCTCTGCAAAATTGAACAACATGACAAGTATGAATCCAAATATTACGTACACGACTTATACTGGTGTATCATCTCATACTGGTCCATTAGGTTATGAAAATCCTGATTTAGGTACATTTTTCTTAATGGATACAACGAGTAGAATTATTGGTCATGATGCAAGAGAAGAATGGCGTAAAAATGATGGTGTCGTACCAGTAATTTCGTCATTACATCCGTCCAATCAACCATTTGTTAATGTTACGAATGATGAACCTGCCACACGAAGAGGTATCTGGCAAGTTAAACCAATCATACAAGGATGGGATTAACTTGTGTTAAAAAGCCTTTAATATCAGTTGTTACAAAGGATTTGTAGCGTCTTTAAAAATAAAAAAGGGCAGAAAAAGGGCAGATACCTTTTAGTACACAAGTTTTTCTAATTTTTGCTCTAACTCTCTGTCCATTTTCTCTGTTACATGTGTATACACCTTTATAGTCGTTTTTTCATCTCTATGTCCTACTCTTTTCATAATTGCTTTTAACGATATATTCATTTCCGCCAATAAACTTATGTGTGTATGCCTTAGTGTGTGAGTAGTAACTTTTTTATTTATATTTAATGATTCTGCAGCTGAGGACAATCGTTTGTTTATCCTACTGCCTTGCATAGGATTTCCTTGGCAAGTTGTGAATATAAACCCTCTATCAACATAGCTTGGTTCCCATTGTTGCATCTTTTTATTTTCTAACATTATTTTTTTCAATACATTTGCTATCCTTGAATTGATGGCGATTTTTCTTTTTGAACCTGCGGTCTTCGTAGTATCTTTGTGACCAAATCCAGCATTACATTTGATTCTGTGAATAGTGCCATTAATAGCGATCGTTTTATTTTTGAGGTCAACATCTTTAACTTGGAGAGCTAATAACTCACCTATGCGCATACCTGTTAAAGCTTGAACTTCTACAGCCCCAGCAACTAAAATACGAGCTCTATACTGCATGTTATTATCGTTCAGTATAAAATCGCGTATCTGTATTACCTGTTCCATCTCTAAATAGTTGTACATTTTCGCTTCTTCTTTTTCTATATCTTCTATCGTCTTACTCTTCTTTGGTAGTGTGACGCTATTTAATATGTGTTCGTTTGGATAATTGTAAAATTTAACGGCGTATTTAATAGCTTCTTTCATATGTCCAAGTTGACGCTTTACCTGATTTGCAGAATATACGTTTGATAATTCGTTAATAAATGTTTGCATGTACTTTGTATCAATTTTGTTTAAAAGTAAATTTTGAGAACTGTTCTTTTTGATGTTTTTGATTCTTGTTTTCAAATTATCAAGCGTCGTTACTTTAAAGCCAGATGTTTTTATATGATATTCAAGCCATTCATCTAATAACGCGTGAAAAGTCAAAGTTTTTAATTCGCTTGACGACTTGTTGTTTAGTTTTTCTTTTATTTTTTCTTCTAAACGAAACATTGCCTCTTTTTGCGATTGCTTTGTATTCTTATTCAAGACAACACTTACACGTTTCCATTTATCTGTATACGGATCTTTGTATTTCTCGTAGTATCTATACTTCGTTTCATTGTTCTTATTTTTAAATTTTTCAAACCACATTTTACATCCCTCCTCAAAATTGGCAAAAAATAATAAGGGTAGGCGGGCTACCCGTGATTTTAGTACTAGCTACTAAATGTGATATAATAAAATAAAAAGTAGGTGATGAAATGTGTGTAAAATTTACTGACGCAGAAATAGCTTATATAAAAGAATCAGTTGAAAATTATAGTAGTGAATTTGATATTTATGACGATGAACAAGAACTTAAATTAAAAATTTATGAACAAATTATGTTAAAAATAGAGTCCGAATACAAGGATATCTATTTATTCCGTCTTATTAATTGATTTACTGTATTCGGTTAATATTCTTTCGTTTTCATCAACGATGTCCTTTAGTGTGTTTAAAAGGAAGTCGCAATCACCTTTGGCTACTGCACCGGCTTGTGAATGGTTGATTATATTTCTCATACTATAAGCAATTTCTACCCGTTTTTTGGTTCTATAATTCACTTTACCCTCTTTAGTTAATTCTCCTAATAATTTGGTGTACATAGTTGAATCGGTGTCTTTATGTTTGATTTTATTCACTTTTTTTAATTTGATTAAAAACGTCTCTATAGCAACAGCAAAGGTTGCTGCAGCTGGCAAATACAACTCCCTTTTATAAGCTTGTAATCCTTGTTCTATTTGATAAGAAAAAGTTATATCATCAACAATCTTTTTCATGCTATTTAAATTTAAGTGGTTGAACGGTTGTATTTCATCATGTGCTTTGTTTATCAATTTCTCTTTCGACTTCGATATCAATGTATTGTAATGATCGTTAGCTAATCTTTTGCCATAATTAAAAAATAAATCTAAATTGTTTTGTAATATTACGGTCCCGATATATTTTCCGTAGTAAATAGATGTGTAATAAATGTAATTATTAAAATCTAATAATCCGGATTGTTCTTCTACATACTTTTTAGAATCATATATGTATGAAGTAAAGTGTTTAGACAAATATTTGATATCAATATTACGAAAATTATATATTTCTTTTAATTTACTGTCATTTGAGATAACGACGATGCAAGGTTCTTCAAAAAAAGATTGATTTAGATAAAATATCGAAATCTTGTAATCGTCTTTTCTCATGAATGGGAAAGCTTCTGGATTGCTACTAAACTGATAATTGTATCTGTTTTCAACTACATATTTGTAGCCTTCTAAAAATTTACGCAAGTATTCTTTTAAAGTTTTATTCTCTTCCATCCCTCATCCTCCTCACGCCACACAAGCGCTATTAATCAATATCCAATAATTGTTGTTTTTTCTTATCGAACTCTTCCTGAGAAATTACTCCGACATCTAATAATTCTTTATATTTTATTAATTCATCAGCAACAGAAAAACTCATTTTTTCAGAATTGGATGGTTTCATAGAACTTTCTCGAATAGAGATTTGTTCTTGTATTGTTTCCGCCATTCTAGATACAGTGTTTTTTGATATGCTTCCTATAGCGATACTTGATGAATCGTGATGTATAATTATTTCGCCAAAAAGAAGTCCTTTTTTATACGAAACAGAATTGATTTTCTCGAATGGAAATTCATGAAATTTCAAACCATATATCATACCTTTATCTAAGAATAACAATCTTAGATCAGTACATACTATTAAGTAGGTATTATTATTGTACAATCCCGAAGTTACATACATTATGTTTTCATTATCTTTTAAAATCATAGGTAGTTCTTTCACTTCTTTTTTTGTACCAAACAAATCCTCTACACCTATTTCGCTAAATCTTTGGTAGATTTTAGATAAGTTTTCGTCAGATTTATTGATTTCACTTTCAAATTTCACTTCTTTTCTAGGTTTACTTTGGTATTCTTTTAAAATTTCTCTTTTGTCTTCAACAGATAGTTGCTTGTATTGTTTCTTTTCTTCTTTTGTTTTAGTTGCTAAATATTGACTCTCAATCATACTTTCTTTGAACGTTAATCTGCTCTTAGGTAATTCTTTCATGTTCATTTCTCCTTTATTTTTTGATTGTTAAATCGTTAGATCATAAGCATATTTAAATTCATTTATAAAATCAGATTTGCTTTCCATTTTCTCTTCTAAAAAACTTAAGTAGTTTTCTGCGTGGTAATTTTCGTTATTTGACATATAGTCGTTTAACCCATTGTGTATATGTCTTCTGATTACTTTTACCGCTATATGGATCGCTTGAAAACTCATTTGATACTTGTACGAAATTTGCTCAATATTAAAGTTGTTTATATATTTGTATCTTATATGTAAAGGAAACAATAAACATGAAGCAAATGAGTTTGCTTCATATTCTTCAGCAATCCTTCTATAATAATCTTTATATGTGAATGTTTTATTTAAATTAACTCCAGTATGTCCCATTATAAAATGACCATATTCATGAGCTAAAGTAAATCTTAGACGATTCATAGGCAGTAAATCGTTATAAACTATAATCGCTTTGTCTCCTTTTCTAATATGAAACGCTTCTTCTGAACCGAAAATAGAAGGTATTTTAAAATATAAAGTGCCAGTATTCTGAGAAAATTCAGAGAAAGTCACTAATTTAATACGTTTATCTTTTGAGATAATTTCAAATATATCTAAAGGAAAAGATAAGTTATATAGACCATTTGTGATCTCGTAAACTGCTTTCGCAGATTTAAAAAAAGATTTTTCATAATTTAATTTCAATTAAAAAGCCCCTTTGTTACTTAGTTAAATCATCCCAATCATCAAACATTGCTTCTAATATAGTCAAAGCTTTTTGCCTTTGTGCCTCCGTCATATTTTCTGTAGCTCGATGCATAATAAGAATATCTTCACTTTTATCTTCTCCGGAGTACTCATCTTTTTCTCTACCTAATAAGTAATCAACTGATACATCGAAGTGATCGGCAATTTTTTGCACCTTATCAATGCCTGGTTTGGTTTTCTCCCATCTTCTGATTTGTCCGTTTGAAAACCCTAAAGTTCTCTCTAATTCAGCAAAAGTCATACCTTTTGAATTGCACAAATTACGGATTCTTTGTACTAGATTCATAAATTTCTCCTATCACAGATTAACTTTTTCGCTATTTTTTGTTGACAATTAGCATAAAAGTTAATATACTGTATTTAAGCTTTAAATTTAGCTTACTAAACACATAACAATTATTCGTTGGGGAACGAGTATTCAATACCTTTATGACAGGCATTACGAATTGTTATAGGTTTATTAAACTATGCTTAAATATTAGCATAAAAGTTATTGGTGTTCAACAGATAATTTATTTGCTTAGAAAAAATGTTATAGGAGGTGCTAATATGTCGACAACAGATTTCGGCTTGAAAGTGAGAACGGAATTATTAAAACGCAACATGACAAACAAGCAACTTGCGGAAATGCTAGAAATTTCAAGTGCTTACTTATCGGATATTTTACGTGGACGTAGAGATGCTTTTGAACAAAAGAAACGTATTGCGAAAATTTTAGAAATTAAAGAAGAGGTGAAGAGTTAATGAATGAAATTAAAACTTTCAGTAACGACATGTTTTCAATCTTAATCAAACAAGATAATGAAAATAATTTATTCGATTTAGAAACTGTCGCAAAAAGTTTGGGGTTCACTCAGTTTAAAAACGGCAAACAATATATTCGTTGGGAAACTATCAATAAATATTTAGGTAAATATCTTTCCCAAGAAGTTGGGAAAGGCGATTTCATACCAGAACCAATGGTATATAAGTTGGCTTTCAAAGCAGGTAATGCTGTAGCAGAAAAATTTCAAGATTGGTTGGCGATGGAAGTCCTACCAGCTATTCGCAAACACGGTATCTACGCAACAGACAATGTAATTGAACAAACATTAAAAGATCCAGACTACATCATTACAGTGTTGACTGAGTATAAGAAAGAAAAAGAGCAAAACTTACTTTTACAACAAGAAATCGGAGAACTAAAACCCAAAGCAGACTATGTAGATGAAATCTTAAAGTCAACTGGCACATTAGCCACAACTCAAATCGCGGCAGACTACGGTATATCAGCACAAAAGTTAAACAAACTACTACACGAAGCTAGACTACAACGAAAAGTAAATAAACAGTGGGTGCTTTACTCAGAACACATGGGCAAGAGTTACACAGATTCAGACACTATAACAATTGTGCGTTCTGATGGCAGAGAAGACACAGTTTTACAAACTAGATGGACACAAAAAGGCAGATTGAAAATACATGAAATCATGACTGAATTCGGTTATGAAGCTAATTTAGGGGGAGCGTAAATGACACCAGAACAAAAAGAAAAGCTAAACAATATAGTATTAACACTTTATGCAGTTAAAGAAAACAAAAGTCAAACATACACACACAAAGATACTCTTACTGTGACATATGCAGGCGAGATTGAGCACACTTACGAAGTCGACAGAGAGAAACACCTTGAATCAATGATTGAGTGGGCAATTGACCAAATCGAACAGCACTTTGATTTAGACGAAGAAGAATAACACACAATTGAACAAACAACTTAATAGGAGGAATTATCAATGAACACACTATATAAAACAACCCTCCTCATCACAATGGCAGTTGTGACGTGGAAGGTTTGGAAGATTGAGAAGCACACTAGAAAACCTGTGATTAGTAGCAGGGCGTTGAGTGACTATCTAAACAACAAATCTTTAACCATACCGAAAGATGCTGAAAATTCTACTGAATCTGCTCGTCGCCTTTTGAAGTTCGCCGAACAAACTATTAGCAAATAACAACATTATACACGAAAGGAAAGATAGAAATGCCAAAAATCATAGTACCACCAACACCAGAAAACACATATAGAGGCGAAGAAAAATTTGTGAAAAAGTTATACGCAACACCTACACAAATCCATCAATTGTTTGGAGTATGTAGAAGTACAGTATACAACTGGTTGAAATATTACCGCAAAGATAATTTAGGTGTAGAAAATTTATACATTGATTATTCACCAACAGGCACTCTGATTAATATTTCTAAATTGGAAGAGTATTTGATCAGAAAGCATAAAAAATGGTATTAGGAGGATATTAAATGAGCAACATTTATAAAAGCTACCTAGTAGCAGTATTATGCTTCACAGTCTTAGCGATTGTACTTATGCCGTTTCTATACTTCACTACAGCATGGTCAATTGCGGGATTTGCAAGTATCGCAACATTCATGTACTACAAAGAATGCTTTTTCAAAGAATAAAAAAACTGCTACTTGTTGGAGCAAGTAACAGTATCAAACACTTAAGAAAAAATTCATGTTCAATATAAAACGAAAAACGGAGGAAGTCAAGATGTATTACGAAATAGGCGAAATCATACGCAAAAATATTCATGTTAACGGATTCGATTTTAAGCTATTCATTTTAAAAGGTCATATGGGCATATCAATACAAGTTAAAGATATGAACAACGTACCAATTAAACATGCTTATGTCGTAGATGAGAATGACTTAGATATGGCATCAGACTTATTCAACCAAGCAATAGATGAATGGATTGAAGAGAACACAGACGAACAGGACAAACTAATTAACTTAGTCATGAGATGGTAG